CGGGGGTTCTGGCATTGTCATCATCCGCTACGCCGACACATTTGCCGCTGCTACAGCAACCACGGGCTCACCAACTATTACCGTTTCTGGTGGGTATCGTACATATAAATGGACTGGCTCGGGGAGCATTACATTATGAGCCATTTTGCTGAGCTTGATGGAAACAATGTTGTACTACGAATAATCGTTGTTCACAACAACGAACTGCTTGACGCCAATGGTGTTGAGCAAGAATCTCTTGGTCAAACTTTTTGCACAAACTTGCTAGGCGGCAACTGGAAACAGACAAGCTACAACGCCACTTTCAGAAAGAACTACGCCGGTGTCGGGTACTCCTACGACACCGATCTGGACGCCTTCATTCCCCCGCGCCCGTACCCAAGCTGGAGCTTGAACACCACGACATGCTTGTGGGAACCGCCGGTGCCGTATCCTGCGGATAATAATCTCTATGTTTGGAATGAAGAAACAAGCGTGTGGGAATCCAGCATGACCTCAGCCAATAAAACTCCAGTGGTACATCTATGATTGGAACGTTTGAGCTTGGTTACTTTGGAAACATATGGGTTCGCCAACATACGTTAAGTGTTGCGGGGGATTATCACGATGGGCATAAACATCATTTTGACCATGTTACACTTCTCACTGCCGGCAAGGTAAAAATAGAATTAGAGGGCAGTGATCCAAAAGAATTTACAGCCCCCACTTTTATTGTTATCCGTAAAGAACTTCAGCATAAGTTAATTGCGCTAAAGGACAATACCAACTATTACTGCGTGTTTGCATTGCGTAATCTTGACGGGGAAGTGGTAGAAATATTTGGTGAAGCGCATGATCCCCAATCAGCAAGTATAAAGACGTAACATCCCATGAGCAGTTTTTTTGATAAAACCAAGCCCTACGGGGTAATTTACGGCAGCGCCACCGTGGCGTTTGAGCAAGAAGGCGTGCTGTACGCGGCGGATGGCACCGCTGTGGATGCACCCGCAGTGTCAAAACCAGACCCCATTGTGGTAGAAACCGACGCGCTGGAGGGGGCTAAGGCGTTCCTCATGCAAGTGCTGCGCGGGGGTCCACGGTCTAAAGCCGTGGTGTACAAAGCCGCAGAGGACAATAACCAACTTTGGGAAGACGTAAAGCGTGCCGCAGGGCTTGTTTCCGTTGTAAAATTTCAGTTCAATAAGTCTGAAACCTGGAAACTACCTGAGGACGCTTAATGGTTTGGAGAAGAGACGACGCACAGTGCAACGAGAGTAGGAAGATTGTTTGGGAGGCCGCCCCCCACCTGCGCGGCAGAGGGTTGGATATTGGCGCGGGCGACTTTAAGGTGCTGCCCCACGCCATAAGTGTGGACAACTTCCACCACGCGGCGTTCGGCTTCAACATGAAGCCCGACGTCACTGCGGACGCCACCAACCTAGAAATGTTTGCTAGCCAGAGCATGGACTTCGTGTACAGCAGCCACACGCTGGAGCACGTTAGCGACTACGCCGCCACCCTTAAAGAGTGGTGGCGCGTGCTAAAGGTTGGCGGGCGGCTGGTGCTGTATCTGCCGCATAAAGACTTCTACCCCAACAAGGGGGAGAAGGGCGCCAACCCGGACCATAAGCACGACTTCCTGCCCGCAGACATCCTCGCGGCTATGCCCCCGGGCTGGGACTTGCTTGACCACCAAGAGCGTAACGAAGCTAACGAGTACAGCTTCTTCCTCGTCTTTAAGAAGCTCAATGGCAAAGTAAACCGCCAAAGTTGGAAAGACCCTAAGCCGGAGAAGACCGTGTGCGTGGTGCGCTACGGCGCCTACGGGGACTTGATGCAGTCCAGCAGCGTGTGGGCAGAGCTTAAAGCTCAAGGCTACCACGTAACCTTGATGTGCAGCCTACCCGGTGCCGACATTGTGCGGGAAGACCCCAACATCGACCACCTCATGCTTCTCGACAAAGACCAAGTGCCGAATGCGGACTTGGGCTCTTTTTGGGCATGGCAGAAACCGAAGTTCACCAAGTGGGTTAACCTGTGCGAGTCCGTGGAAGGTAGCCTGTTGGCCATGCCCAACCGCACAATTCACCTGTACCCGGCAAAGCTGCGCCACAGCATGCTCAACCGCAATTATGTGGAGTTCCAGCACGCGGTGGCAGAAGTGCCCTACGTGCTGCGTACCAAGTTCTACGCCACTGAGGAAGAGAAGAAGTGGGCCATTGCGGAGCGTAAAAAGATTGGTGGATCACAGGTCATCGTGTGGTCGTTGGCCGGCAGCAGCGTACACAAGACCTGGGCCGGCCTTGACGGCACCCTTGCCAGCCTGATGCTGGAGTACCCCACGTGCCGCGTGGTGCTTACTGGCGGCCCCGAGTGCGTGATACTGGAAGCCGGCTGGGAGGACGAGCCCCGCATACTTAAGCGGTCCGGCGTGTGGACCATGCGCCAGACCCTGTCCTTCCTCGCCGTGGCGGACCTTGTTATTGGCCCTGAAACCGGCGTACTTAACGCCGCAGCCTGCATGCCTGTGCGCAAAATCATATTCCTGTCGCACTCGTCGCAAGAGAACTTGACTCGGGACTGGCTCAACTGCACCACCCTTGCCAGCGCGGACACTCACTGCCCGGGCCGTGGTGCCAATAGCGCACCGGCCTGCCACCAGTTACACTACGGGTGGGACCATTGCAAGCGCGATGAAGAGACTGGCACCGCCCAATGCCAAAAGGACATTCCCGGCGAAACCGTTTGGTCCGCCGTTAAGGCGCACCTAAATGACCACCTCCGGCACGTATAGCTTCAGCATCAGCGGGTACGACATCGTCCGGCAGGCGATGTTGAATATCCAGCGTCTTGACGCCGACGAGGCACCCACTGCTAGTGAGGCCAAAGACTGCTTGTTCTCATTGAACATGATGTGCAAGCAGTGGATGGCGCGGTACGACTTTGCCCCCGGCCTAAAAGTGTGGACGCGCAAGCGGGGGCATGTGTTCCTCAGTGGTACAACGGGTGCGTTGACCATTGGCCCCACAAGCACTACCGGGTGGACCAATGACTGCGAGGCCACCACCACCACGGCGGTGGCCTACACGGCGGCAACATCCATAACGGTTACGGCAGTTGTAGCGGCTACAGCCAACTGGTACGTGGGCGTGCAGCTTGACAGTGGCACCTTGTTCTGGACCACCGCCACCAGCGTTGCAGGGCTCACCGTTAACTTGGCTGCGGCGCTGCCAAGCCAGTCGTCAAGTGGGTCGCAAGTGTTCATGTACCAGACCACCGCGCAGAACCCGCAGACCATTGAGTCTGCCATCCTGCGCGACGACCAGTACTCCGACACCCCCCTGCGCATGCTTACCGTGCAGGACTACGACTACCTGCCCAACAAGGCGGATGTTACTAACAGTGGAGACCCGTCTGCTATCTATTTTGAGCGCGGCATTAGCACCAGCGTGCTGTACTTGGATGTAGGCTCCGCGCAGGACGTCAGCAAGCACGTGGTGCTTACGTACCTTGAGCCCGTGCAGGACTTTGCCAACCTCACCAACACGCCCTACTACCCACAGGAATGGTACTTGGCCTTGTGCTGGGGCTTGAGCGAACAGATAGCGCCCATGTTCCGCGCCAACTGGAGCCAGAAGATGGAGGCGTTGAAGCTGGCCGCTGTTGCCAGCGCCCGCCAAGGCGACCCCGAGCGCAGTAGCTTGTACTTCCAGCCAGGGGCGGAAGATTGAAAATAGTCCCGCTCTTCGGCACGGGGATACGTAGCATCTCCGATGTGGTGACGCGTCAGCGCAGGCTGAACGTGTTCTACCACATCCGGGAGGATCAAGACCGCTCTGCCATCATCCTGCACGGCACCCCGGGCGCCCAGCTTTGGGTGACGCTGCCGGAAGCCCCCGTGTGGGGGTGGAAGGTTATCAACGGCGTGATGTACGTGGTGGCGGGTTGCAGCCTGTACAGCGTTACGCAGCCCAGCAGCGCCTCGCTTGGCGTGTACACGCTGCTGGGCAGCATTCCCACGGCGGCCCAGTACGTGAGCATCACGGACAACAGCGCCCAAATACTGATTGTGGACGGTGTTGCGGGGTACATCTACACGTTGTCCACCGGATTGGTTACCCCCATTACAGACGCGCAATTCCCCAACGGGGCAACGTCGGCTGATTTTCTAGACGCTCGGTTTATCTGCAACGTACCCGGCACGCGGGAGTACCGCATCAGCGCCCAGTTGAACGGCAGCACGTGGTCCCCACTGGTGTACGGCACCAAGGAGAACAGCAGCGACCTACTGATCGCTATAAACGTACTCAATGGCGCAATAATCTTGTGGGGGCCGCAGTCTACCGAGTTTTGGCAGGACGTTGCAACGTCGCCCAACCCGTTCCAGCGCATAAACGGGGCCACGCAGTCTTGGGGGTTGGCGGCAATAAATAGCCGTTCGTACATCGGCAATACGATGATGTTCCTTGGCACCAACCGGGACAACGGCATTCAGGTCATGAAGCTGAATGGCTACACGCCTGTGCGTGTTAGTACGTCCGACGTTGAGAACACCATATCCAACTTCGTCACGTACAGCGACGCCATAGCGCTGTCCTACATGGTGGACGGGCACATCATGTACCAGTTGACCTTCCCCACCGAGAACCGCACCTTCTGCTACGACGACAACACCAGTATTTGGCACGAGGCCCAGACCGGCGTGGCTGAAGTGGCGCG